CTCGCTAAATTGCAGATACCTGAAAGTCAAGTGGATAAGGGAGAAAATCCAAAGTGAATTGCCCTGACCGAAGTAGCTATAATACCCGGTTGGACAGCTCTGAACGTTCCCAAATCTATGGCAGACATACGTTTTATGATGATAGACTTGACATTTCAATGCTTGCCTGGAAGAGGAAAACTGTAGCGTACGAACGACTGAGTCATCAATACAGTTGTATGGGTAGCAGGCGAAATAGAGATCCATAATCGGTGACAACTCACACGTGCCGTATGAGTTAAGTGTACAATTGAATGCAGAGCATGTTATGTGACCCTCCTCCGTACGAGAGGAATGCGCAAGGTAGCTTACCACTACCGCGAGGGGTATGTATAACAGGGTGTAGAACCACATCATCCAACTCCACGCTCGTTGCCGAACGTTTTATGAAGGAGAGTAATGACTGCTACTGCTTCTTATCGACACTGCCTTTGTTAGCTCCTACACAAGAGCAAAGGACTACGCCAAGGATCAGCACAGCTGATACGATTAGGATGACAGCAAAGATGCTTCCGAATCCAGTCTTGAAGAAATCGAAGAAAGAACCACCGGACTCCTGACCTGGAGGAATAATGTCGGGTGTGAAGGCATCATCGGAATTAGCTAGGGTATTCGGGATGGTTACAACCTCCCCTGAGAATTGTTCGGTGAGAATGAGCTCATTATAGAAGGTCATGGCTGTGAACGTAATTTTGGTCTCACCTAATCCTAGAACCGTTGTGTATGTCTTTGAATCACCAAGGAAGTACAAGTCGAGTTGAGTTAACACGAGCTTGCTGGGACCTGACTGGGAACATCCACCGATGACAAGGACAGCGCCGTTGTCCATGCCGTAGAATCCATCCAGTGCTATGGTACAACCAGTTAGAGATACTCCTGGTGGGGGATCTACGACTACTTCTTCCGATTGGATGTCGAGCTTGAGCGTAAGCTCTCCTGACGTGCACCCATCGTACTTTGCAGTTAACTCACTAGGCTTATAAGAACACATCTGCCGGCTAGTGAGGTAGTCGTATTTTGAGCATGAAAAGCCTGAACCAATTTTCAAACTGTGGCAAGTTACGTTACCGTACTCCAGGGTAACACTTCCACACCGTTTTATCGGATCCCCTCTCGATCTGAAGGACTTGATGTCTTGAACGATCTGTGGCGCGGTGCGCCTACAGTACTGTTTGTTCGAGAAATGGGAGTATTGTGCTCTCTCCTGGTCATAGCCCTGGGAAAGCATCCAATCTCCTCTAAGTCTAACTTCGGGACTGAAAAGATTATTGAGTGTGCTAGCCTGTCGGACTGCCTCCGGACCAGGCGCTTGGAGCCATTTCATGTAAGGAAACTCTGAGGTGAGCCCTAACGTGTCACGGTAATTGAATACCTCCATAGCTTGGCATGCACCTCCATCACAACTTGCTAGAATCATGATATTCTTGTTTGATGCGTCTTCCAGTGAATCTCTAACGATGGTAACGGTGTCAACATCGGAGATTTTACAACTCTCTCCTGGTTTTGTAAGTGTACACGGCTGGAAATCACAGCCGAACTCAGGGGCAATTAGAAGTTCATAATCAGGCTGTATGGGGCCTGGATTGAAGAACAGAGCTGTATTTGTGCCAGATGGCCACTCCTTCTCAAATGTCCTGATCTGACCGGATGGCGTACAGGAGCCAGTTCCGCAGTCGGACAGAGTGTATTGGTCGATAGCATTTATCCAGAAGAATGAAGTCTTGTAATCATTGGTGAAGATGCGTCTCATCCACCAGTCTTCCGGGTTTTCAGCTCCTAAACACAATCCTCTTGTGTTCAGTACTGTGCTATTCGGGTGAGTGGGACTGCCAAACGTAGTCGGTGATGTTCGGCAATTCTTGTCATCATTGGCATTCATGTCAGTGACTTCATTACGTTCTCTCATACATTCGAAAAACTCGTACTGCTTGTTAGCATACTTCTTGCAAGCGACAGGCATGTCAACGCCCCATCCACTATGCCATACCATCTGCACAGTCTTCCTGTTCCACCCATCATTGTAGATAGGCGCAGCGTAGGCTAAAGTGTTGGTTGTCTGGAGATCGACCTTGTTATAGCTGAAGCGGATTCCAAAGTCTGTGCCGGTAGAAGTCTTCCCTGTTACGACATAGTCGAGCTTTGAATCCAGGGGTATTTTGGTGGAATGTGACAAATATGAATCTGTCACTACATCACCCTTAGTAGGAGTTTTGAATATCGTGGTAGTGTACCTTAAAAGGTCACTGCCTCCAGGTGTTAATGCTGAAGTTCGTCTTTGTGCTGGTGGACGTACCTCCTCATAAACTCGTATGGCAGAAGCCAAGCTAAGAAACACGGTGAGCAGGTGTAGTCTGGTCATGGTCGAAACCTTCCGCATTTTATGACTGTTTCACTTTAGTCAACTTAACTTTTCCTTGGGCTATTTTGCCTATCGAGAATATTCCAGAGAAGAATATCACAACCATGTACACTGGGAAGAGGAATATGCAAAGATATGCGACTGCGACCCACTTGGATTTATGCAGTGTCTTCGCGTTTTCAGCATTGGCTCGAATCTGTTGAGGATTGAACCATGCCGGTTTGTAACCTGGGTAACCAAAGTAGGCAAAGCTTAAAAAGCAATGCACAAAGTAAGATCCGTGAAAGAGAAAGCCTGTACTTTTCTTCTTGGACACAGACGACAGCGTCTCAAGTAGTGAGATCAGCAGAGCCAAGGCTAAGTAGATGAGGATGAGTACCCAAACACCTACTACGAAGCACAAGAAACTCCACAGAGGACCCCAAACTACGAGTTGGCCGACAGGCTGTTGATACTTGTTGATTGCGCCTCTATACTGTTTGTAAAAATCAACACCCATGGAGTCGGGTGGATTGGCATACAGTTTCTTCCATCCGCCATATGAATAGGCGTAGGCGCGTCCTCCCATAAGCGGGCCGTTAGCTGGATACACTAAGCCAGTGAAATCATCGACAATACAGCGGTAGTAGTAACCTGAGTGGTGGTCACACCGCACGATGGGCAGAGGCTGTGAGTATAGATCCTGAGCATAAGAGGGCCAACAGAGCACTAGATACGTTCCCAGAACGTAGGCAGGCTTATCGAGGCAACTTTGGTAATTGGCGTCAGCAACGTGAGTGTAATTGATACTGGTGCTCACGTGCATGTGGTATGCTGACAACTGTGATCTCCCACCATAGTAAGATAATTCACAGCCATGTAGTTCATGTTCAAACATACCTGTGCCAACAATACGACCATCGGATCTCGTAGTGATGCGGACAGCATATTCGATACCGTTGGCCTTATTGGATGGAAACAAATACACTGGGACACGAAGTATGTCAGTGGTCTCACCCTCCACTACAGAGTGGAATCTGGGCAGTGTCTGGTACATGTACTTCTCAATCTCCATGACTGGTGGAGAGAGCATCAGACAGTGCGGGTCAAAGACAGTTAAGTAGTATTTATCTGCTGGAATGTAGAAAGGGAACGCATAATAGATGCCACCGTCCGCTTGATGTGGGAGATACGGGAGTTGATTCTCAACCACTCCGGCTTTAACTGTGTGCAAAGCCACAGGCCAGGGGATTTGGTGATGGTAGCAAAAGAGCAGCAAGTTAGCTCGCGTTATTTCTGTTTGGACTTTCCACTCGCAACCTTCGAAAATGTGGGTGACATTGAAGTCGAGTGTGTCGCAGACCGTCTCTTTACATACCTGTGGCAGTTGGTATGCAATGGCTGTAGCTGCTCTGGCATTCTTCGTCATGCCATTGTGAACACCATCAGAGATGTGCTCAGAAGCAGGGATTCTGTAGGAGATGGTTCCGTAAGGAGAGTCAGTACACTTGCTCTCACTCTCATCTGCACCACAAAATGCTAGCCAATGTGTGTGATAGTCATAGATATTGTCATCTTTGGCACCTTTGTAATCGCTATAAGCTTTAAAATGCCCGGTCATCACAGAGTCTGTGCAAATAAAATTTGCATCAGGGTCTGGTCCTTCGTGTAGACGCACCCATAGTGGATTGGATCTGACAAATGTACCCTGTATAGGAGTGGACGTTCTCCACTGGATACCTTCATATCTGATCGGGGTGCGTGAGCCTGGGTATGCAAGATAACCATAATCCTTGGCATAATGGATTGTTTCATTGCAGTCAAAGTACGTCCACCCAGGTCTACCTTTTCTTTCAGATTTCCCGAGGTAATCAAACACTGTAGCGGCGCCACGTGTGAAACCTTCATAGGGTGAACTGAATTGAGTCATAAGGTCTTGTTTGCTAGGTTCTATGTAAGTGTCACCCGAACGTAGCAAGGGTTTCCCACACACATGAGGACAAAGCCATCTTGTGTGATTCCGTAGTCTCTCTAGGTGAGTGTCACAGTATCCATGCTCAAGCCATATCTCGCAGGAAGTTTTTGCGCTGACTGTGGCGAACAGTATGATTGTGACAGCAAGAAGCAACATGGTCGCTTTTATGACTGTTTAGTGATCTTGTTAGCTCTCAATTGCATACGGTGCTTGTGTGGGTTCAAATTTAGGTAGTGCAAATTGCCATTGTACAGCCGAGTAACGTAACTTGGTCCTCTGTCTATGACTGTGTTCGGTGTATAGCCCTCAAGCCACACCCACAATTCAGAGGTGATTGCCAAGCTCGGGTGGATTGCCTTGTATATTTCCACCGACTCAAAGCTTTTTGCTAGGTGATCGTAAATCTGTGAGATAGACGATATGGTCAATTTTGCAAACACGTGTCCTCCCTCTGTCAAGGTATTCAGAATGAAGGAAGCGAATTCTTCATGAGTGTTGTTAGGTTCCAGCACATCATAAATGTCGCTCACGATGACATCGTATTTGGTGTTGTACGTCAATTTCTCGACGCCACATGCAAAGTGTCTACCATACACTTGTGTAACCGGTCTAGGATCGCATGTGTGCAGTTTGTTTACCTTTCCATGGAAGTACTTAGCCATGGGCTGTTTACCGTCGGAGCCTGCTGATCCAATCAGCATCATGCTATTAGCTCTATAACCTTCCGCTTCGAGCTTCTCAACGATAGTGATGGCCTTGTTCACAGTAGGGTTACTGTTACCAGAATTTACATATCCTCTGAGGTGCAGAGGTGGTGAACAGGCGGGGTCGGGACTAGAGTGTAAGTCATTCAACTTATACAAGGAAGCAGTGGCCTCTGTACTTGTATTAGGAATATAAGCGATCACAAGGTTTTGATCAAGCTTTAAACCGATCCTCTTGGCACAGTTAAGGTATTTTTCGAGCATACTCAGCTTGTGCGCATGTGTTCTGCACAGCTGGTGGCCTTTACAGAAATCAACAAGCAAATCTGATGCACTCTCGCTATAGGGTCCGGAGCAATGTCCCGGGAACTTGATGCGGTGCGGTAGTATATGCTGTGTCGACTCGCTGAACCAGTAATTTCGTGAGGCAGTAGTTTCTGTGCCTTTCCACGATCTCACATTGTTCAGATATGCTCTGACAATATATTGATCAGCATTGTCATCTGCTGAATCCTCATAGAAGTCTAGTTTTACATGTGATTTACACACGCAGTCATGTAGATGCTGTTCGTAGCTTCTTCCATACAGGGAGTCGACATTATTATGGACATCACCTATAATGGAACCACCACCTATATAAGTGGCATGAGGGGCATCTTCGAAAAGAGACTTTATCTGGCGCATGATCTTCCCTAGCATAGGTTGATAACAATGGTTGCCTGGTATTGGAATTGAATAGTCCAACTGCTGGTGGTACTTATCTACCAGGCAAAACGTCATCTTGACGTCCGTAGACGGATCGTGCGGTACACCGTGATGTACTGGACAAAAATCTTGATGCATGAGTTCTAACTTGCGTTGCTGCTGGAACATGAGGTCAATGTCATGATACCTGAGATTTACAAGTGCAATGGGGTCTGAGGTGTGTTTGATACACGAAACCTTATTGTACAGACCACACCAAAACACAGACTCATTGTAGCAATTCTGGTGCTCGCAAGTGTTTCCTCCTTCTCGCATAATGGATGCAAGGAATTCCAAGTCTAGTTTACCGGCTTTGAAATAAAAATGTGGTACCCCTGTCAATGTCTGATGCAACATGTTTAGTATAGACTTCAGCACATCTTGCTGAGTCTTCCTCGCGCGTCTTATATCCTTCTCCAGGTGCTTAATCATCGGTAAGCACTTATAGGATTTGGACTCTACATACGACTGCCCGTCATAGCATGAAGGCCTGAAGTAGTGAGTATGCGTAGGCAAGTCCCCAACCTTATAGGAAACTGCACATGGCGCATTTGTAGAAACAAGACACTGTTTGCGCTTTGACATGTGTTGCAAGTCATACGCTACTACACACTCGATGTCCAGCACGACGGCATTTTGCCTGGGGTGCTGAGTTACAGGTGTAGGTTTATACGCAGACTCGTGCACAGCAAGGACAGTCCTTCCATCATCTTTACAAGTTTCACCATATCTGCTTTCAAGCGCCAGCGCTGGGCAATGGCACCGCTCGGTCGAGCTGTACGTACTAACAGGATTGGTTACTTCTTGCGGCATAGGGACACCCTCAACAGGACCTAACACCCACTCTGCAGCAAATTCACGGGCCTCTTCTTGGGTCCGATAGAAATACTGGTCCGGCGCTATGAAAGCCGTGGTGGTGGATGGGTTCATTTTGAGAGTAATCGCATCTATGAGCTCAAACGAGGACCATCGTGGATCGCTAGTCTTAACTATCAGGCCTTTCCGTGCCCGAGACATAGCAACGATGTGTATGTGCGACTCGTCGAGAAAGCCATATCCGATTGCAGGATCGTACAGTACAAAGTCTGCCTCGTCTCCCTGTGACTGATAAACGGTCAGTACTTTTACAGTGAGTTGCAGGTCACTTAGGACTTTTTGGTACAGCGCCACAAGCTTATTGTAAGGTGTGACGATGAGTGCACTGGAGTTAGGGTTCTGAACTAATACCCTCTCTAACGATATGACTGCCTGCATTACGGTGTGGTAATCTACTGCAGAGGACTTGAAATTTCGGACACTCGTTTCGTGGTCGGCCAGAGACGTTACCTGGAAACCGTACCAACTAGTGAGAACACTGGCCAAGTAGGGTCCGAACCGTCGTGTACTTGTGAACTTGAAATGCTCCTTTGAACGAACATACAAGTTAGCATCTTTCGGGCTGTGCGGGACGGTAAGCACAGTAGGAATCTGTTTTGGGTCACCACAGAAGAGCACATGCTTAAAATGCACTTTGCTTATGATCAGCGCGAAGGCGCTGTCGTGCAACTGTGATGCTTCGTCAATGATCAGTAGGTCGTAGCTTCGGTTAGCCAGCTGTAGCATAGACTGCACCGTAGTGAACAATACTCTAGCTTGCGGCACCTCCTTATTGGTTCCCAGAAGCGTGTGTACCTTATCGACCTCTCGTGGACAAACTCTAGCGGCATTATTCTTATACTTACTTTTAGCAATAGAGTTCCCTAGTAAGTCCACGGCTTCGTGTGATTGACAAGCGACTACAAGTCGGAGACCAGAATCGATGCATGATGTGATGCAGTGCTTAATAAAATAAGACTTACCTGCGCCAGCTATCCCTTGGAGCATAGTGTAGTTGTGGGTGAAGACGTGATTCACAAAATCTACATGCTGTGGAAAGGTGCTCAACAAGGCGTGTGGAATCCGTGAAGGTATAACACGGACCGATGGTTTGAGATACTGATAAACAGTCTCACCAAGGACGTTAGTTTTGAGGTTATCAAACAGGACAGTATTGGCTACAAGCTGGACATTCATCCCTACATCGCAGGGGACGTCGACAGCAAAGAAGTACTGGTTGTCGTAACATACTAGTTCTAGATGGGTCACTATATTCCCCACCTTATACTTAGCTGATCTCTGGTACGACAGTCCTGGAATGGAAACTAATGTTCTCCTATCAACTCTGATTTTCTTTGAGACCTTACATACGTCAGAGTCTTTTGTGAAGGCGATGTACAAGCTGTAACACCTAAACACAACAGGATCGTCCAAGTGCGTGGTAAGCAATCCATGCAACCTCCCAGTTGGGATCGCACGCACCATCTTCTCCATAAACTGGAAGCGTTCATGGTTGAATTGAGTGTTGAAAGTCAGTCCGGGTATAGGCGACTTGTCCTGTTTTTCATGCTGCTTGCATGCTGCAAAGTGTCCTGAAGATCCACAATCAACAGGGCAATCTACTGAGCACACGATACAGCGTATAGGGCGGTTGGCAAAGATGAATTGCGTGTGCCCTGTACTCTCTCTATGTAGCAGGTAATGAGGAGTACCTTCCAGAGAATTCTGACAAAAGTGAGTAGTTAAACCCTCTTCGTAACACTGCATACACTGCAAATTGGAATGTGTATAATCGCAGTAGAAACACTGCTTGCATCCATAGGAGCTTTTGCTAGACTCTGTGTCATTGTCACACATACTAATGGCTTCGATGGGCTCATCTGTATTGTTGTAGACCTGACATCCATAGCTTAGAGCTAGTTGGGCGAGGCTGGTGTCGCACAAAGCATCCTTGACTGGAAAGAAGGCTCCCTTCACATCAGTCAGCTGTCCGAAAGACCTTTTTAGGTAGAACAATATCACACTCTTTGTGTTGAGGTGGTGAACGTACCTGTGGACAGTCTTGTCAAAGTCACAGTAAGTTTCCTGTGACTGGTGGTATTTGCAGTAGATCACCGTATAACGGGTATCCCCTATTTGGAAGGTCTGGTGAAGACCTGCACTTCTCTCACTGCGTGGTAGCAGGTAACTAGTCAAGTCATGTGGGATCTTGTCTGTGTAGTGTCCATAGATAGGATATAGCACTATGTAGTGTCCTCCAACACCTGGGAAAGGTAACACCGCATGCGATGTGTTCATCAGTTGTGAGGGAGTCACCGAGAATTGAGCTTCACTGGGCAAGATATTTGCTAAGAAAGTATCAATGGTGAAGTATTTCTCATTGGAAAGTGCGAGTATCACGTTAGCATCATTGAGGTTCGAAAACATCTCATCTATGATGTCACTATCCATGTTCATTGAGAAGTTCATACTCGATAATGTGTTCAGGTAGTCGATTACCGTCTGGATGATAGGAATGGGACTGATTTCACAGTCACGCAACATCAGGGTACGTTTCTTTGAAAACACAAGTTGCACTCCATCGAGTAGTATAGATATGAGACGCATCCTCTTTATCAAGGGATCGCAAGCACTGCGCTTCTCCAAGAGCAGGCAGGAAGAAAGAAAGCGATCAACCGTTGGGTGCGGCAAGCGTATATCTGGGTTTGTCGGATGGTACTCCGTCCAACGTGACATTAGCTCTGTGGGATTTTCATTGGTAGGACTGACGAAGTACTTCTTGTCCTTAACCATCGTGTATCCGAACTCTTTGAATTGCTTCATAAAGTTGTCGGGGTCAATCAGATCTGACGGTACTGCTGCTACAACATCGTCAGAGAGACCTGCTATCCTTACACGATCCCAAATAGAGTCGGGGATGGGAGTTTCTAGGCTGATAGGGTCCATGCAGAGGTCGAAAAGCAGTTGCTGATCCCTCCACGCTTGCTTAGGTCCATCTATCGCTTCGCGCATCATGCAGATAAACGTATGCTGTTGAGCTGCAAGAGTGTTATTTAGCGCGGTAATTGAGTTTCCACTTGACACACCTCCATTCTTGATGTATAAAGAGCCATCGAAGAGAAGTGTATTGTACGTGTATGTCAAAAAGTGGGAGATGTAGAAGTTGTGAACAAGCTGGGGATCCAACAGGTTGTTCTCAGTCAGCATCATGGTGGCAATGTGTCCAGCATAGGACATCATAGACGACACATGTCTGTCAAACTTACTGTGGTCTAACGACACCTGTACATCGGCATCGGACTCATACAGATAAGAGAGCATGTCTGTGAAGCCAAGCGGTGTGGCACGGTTACCAATAAAGATGTGCCTTAGTGCGACCATGTTACGCATAGCGTTTTGGTTCACGATTCTCATACAGTCTGTTACAACTGGAGATCCGGAGATGATGGAGCGAAAGGGTTTCTCTGCAGGCTGCACCGCAATTTTTGGTTTTACCTGTGTGAGTGTTAAGTGTGGGCCCTCTCTGTAGCTTTCCATATATTCCCGTAGAAATTCCTCATAACATCTGTCATCGACAGCTCCAAGCGCTTCTCGCAAACCGCCTGCGTTAAGGTACTTATCGAATACGGGACCTGCTGATTTACTTCTCTTTCCGAATTTCACGTCCTCAGGCTCTAGCTGGTAGGCCTTGAAAACATCGGAGTAGTCACGTTGTTGCAGAACGAATTTGAACGATGTGATGTACTCACTGAGAGTGAACTGGATGATGTCATTCATGTTATAGAAGTCCAAGTCTTGCTTGATGTCATCCATGGTGCCAGCCACACGACAACTGCCTAGTACGTATTCACGATCTTTGGCATAGTCGGCAAAAGGTGCGAAGTGGTTGCATCGTATCTTCATTTTTACTCGATCTCCTTCTGTGTTGATGTAGTCGGTATTCTCTATCAGCTTAACCAACTCCTGGTCGACATAGTACTCAGCCTGAGTGACAGACGTGTTACCTTTAGACCCGAGCGGTGTGGTAGATAGCGTTATGACATTGCTGTATCCCTTGTGCTCAAGGTATTCATTCAACGCATTACCGATAGCCTTACAAGTAGGGCAATTGGATAGCAAAGAAGGGTGAGTGACTGCGTGCGAGATCCATTCAGTGGGAGGACATTCCATGGTTCGTAGGGCTCCCTCGACAGAAATCTGGTCCAAGTACCGTTGACTCTGGAGGTTAAAAGGATTGGCATCTGTGTGCTCACTATGCAGCTTACGTTCAATCACACCAAATCCCGGGTAAACCTGGGAGACGTAGTTGTCATAGGTGGAGTTGTAACTGTCATAATGTGAAGACACATAGTACCTAGCCATCTCTGTGAGCACCTCGAATTGTCTCTCTATACCATCAGCAGCTTGCATCTTGATTGCCTCACGCGTCGGGTAGAAGCCAAGGCGCTGCTCATACTGGAACAACTTCACATACTCATCGTAGGAATAATGTGGTTCCCTCATTTCTCCTTGAATAACCCTCCTCTGTGTCAGAGCATGCAGACCTAGGTAGAATCTGTTACGCTCGATGAAATAGAAGAAAGGTGAGAGGGCATCTGTAGCATCACAAGAGCCTCGATGGAAATCACCCCAATCACAAACACAGCGGAGCTCGTTGTGCTCAACGCATGTGATGTTATCGGGAGAAATCACGAAGCTGTAGTGCTTTGAGACGGTTTCAGCGAATTCATATACAGCACGTATAGTAGGCAGGAAATGCTGAGCTCGTTTGAGATCAAGCTCGAAGCACTGTTCATGTCCACATCGTACTCTTTTACAACGTCCGGCGAAATGTGGCAATCGCTCAGGAACGCTGACAAGGTCCAATATGCTGTAGTAGGGCATCTTTCTTTTAAACAGCTTGTGCCCTTGATACTCAACTCTGGCGAACGGAATCGCGTGCTTAGATAGCGAACTTATATGCCTGTCCTTCTGGCACTCGGAGGGTTTGAGAACAACCTTCACGTTATAGTTCAAGCCAAATCTGGTGTATGGCACAATGGAGTTATGTGTGCCTTTGTGTATAAACCCACCAGCACGCCCAGAGGAGTTATCATCAGATCGTATGTAGTGATACCTGTCAATCTGGTCTAGGACGGTACCATCAATACTCTGTATATAAGCCCGGGCTGCTTCTAGGGAGTCGTAGAAGCTGGGCCTTACAGAAAAACCGGCTGCCTTGTAGTCTGCTTGGGCTTGACCACCCTTTCAGTACTAATGAATACAACAGGTTTGCCGTAGTACGACCTGGCAACTTTGAGAGAAGTTTCCACGCCAGCTTCTACAAAGAGATACTGGTTGGTACCTATGTCAAGTTTGGTTAGGTGTCTCAATTTGTTGCATACTTCAATATCATCCTTTCTCACAAGGAAACCTTCACGGGTCTCACAACCCTGACCTTCATGCAAAATTCGGGGAGCTGCGACAGGTTGAGCCTGGCAACACACACCCTCATATGATGAGCTCCTATAGGCCATGTATGTGAAGGGAGACGGTACAACGTGCACAACACCATGCTTGTGTTTAAACTCAACCGAATCGGGAGTTGGTGTGTCACTGGCTACCATTACGTCTCCATAGAAGTATTGTCCGTTATTGTGAACGAACTTCACACATGCACTCTCAACTGAAGTGTTAAACAGCTTCATAATTGGAATGTCGACGAAGTCAGGATGTCTGTAGAAGACAAATTTAGTGTCGTTTTGTGTGATTTCCACAGGCTCGAAATCTTCACCACCGAGAGTCTTTCGTGGGGTCTTAGAGGCGACAATGAGGGATCTGTAAACAAGGACATCCTCACCACCTAGATTGAGCGTGTGAATTCTGGCTGTAGTTGCTGTTCTGTTTGCAGAGTAGGCCTCACTCGAAGTTGAGGGGCAAATCATGCAGTTCACACCTTGCGGGTGGACAGAGCCAGAATATGGGCAAATCCTGCATGCGGCACATGTAGCCGTGTGTTGCAGCAATGCTGTACGGGAGATACTCGTGAACCCACACGGGAGGGCAGGAGATTTACAATCAGCGTGCAGCGTGCTATTGGCGTCGGCAAATGTGACACGAGATCCGCAAGTGCAGGTATAGGCAACTTCCAGGTTATTACCTATAAGCAGGGTTTTTCCAGACATGTCCTCTGAAACCTTAAGCAGGTGTTGTCCTACGATCTGAGCGTAGATAGTGTAACCTGTATAGGGAGGAGTAGTGATTTTGTAATCAGAGTCCCAAGCGAGATTGTCAGCATGCACGATCTGTGGTTGAGATGTGCTGCATGAGTATCGATCGCGGAGCTCATTGATTATAGAGTCAAGTGTCACTGCATCTGGGAGCATTGAAGCAGAATCCATTACCCCGTAGAGTTCAGGGAATTCTTCTAGAAACCGTTTATAAGCAAGAGTAGCTGCTTCTTCCTTTAGGCTTGAACGGTGTTTCTGGTCTAGAGTGGATATGAGTGTTTTGGCGAGTTTGTTAAACTTAGCCATGTCCTGCATTTTTGTTGACTGGTCTCGATTGCACTGTCTCTTAATGCGAGAAACTACAGTGTTATAAGCAGATATCAGAGAGTTGAGCTGTTTGCGTTCAGACTTACCTACTTCATCCTTATCAATGCCCTGTAGACGTTCGCGTTGAGCAGTCAAGAGTCCAACAATCTCGGTTAGTTCACAGTCTCCAAAGTATTCACATACTTGGTTCACAACATCACCATCTGACATGGTCAGGGTGGTAAAGTAAAGATCGACTGGATTAAATCTGTCACTCTCGGTGTTATTAGCAACAGTGTGATAAATGTCGCTAAGCCTTTGTACAGATTGTTTAAGTTGGGCAATAGAGTATCCTCGGCATCCAGCGATGATCTCACCAATTTCTGAGTTGTACTCGGTGATACGAGCAGCAGACATTGCAGACTGCAGTTGGAGCGCGAGAGCTCTCACAGACTCAGAACGGTTCACATCAAGCTTGGATTCACATGGGTTGAAGGCACGGGTGCTCCTGTTAGAACACAGAAGTACGACTGTAATGTACATGACAAGCAGGATTCCGATAGCCAGTACCACATGGAAGTCATACACTCTGTAACTGTAGTAGAGTGCGAGCCAAGAGGTATATAAGACGATTGAATCGAATGCGTAGCGTATAGCCGTTGATGCATCAGCGCTTATGAAGCGGACGTTAGAGACGTACTTGTAGATGCAGTAGGCCAGGAATGCGATAGGCTCAACCAACGCAACCTGTTCGCTGTGTGAGAGCAAGAAGCTCATCACGATGCCCACGATGCCGTAGTTTCCTGAGAGAGCAATTGTGTTAACAAGCTCAACATTCAGTTCCCATTGCATACACTGTGAAACCACAAATCCGAACATTTGTATGAAAGCATACACGGCAAATTGCTCAAGGACTATAAGTGGGAATTTCACGTACACTGGAGATTCTATGATAGTGAGAAGACCATCCATACCGCGCTTGCGCATGGTAGAGTAGAAAGCCGAGGCGTTATCTATGTTAGCATACGCCGTCAAGGGTTTCAGGTTCTTCATCAAGGGGTTGCTATCAAAGTCCAAATTCAGAGTATTGCGTATAGAGTTTGCACTCACGCTCATCAACACTGCTGCTAACCTTTGTTGCACAGGCTTGGTGTAGATATCCTTATCTGTACACCCGATTACGTGCCACTTGTCACACTGGGCTGCTGAAGAGAAGCCGAACTTGTCATAGTGGTGGAGCACGATCCTGGCTGCGAGCTGAGGCTCAACTGGTGTGATATAGTCATCAGACTCAACACCTGCAGTGAACTCTGAGTGTTCTTTAGAGTCATTCCAAGAGATTCCATCATACACAACGGCACTGTTGAAGTACCCTACATTACCACGAACATGGATTCCGACCCATTTTGGTTTCCCATCATAGATAAAGATAGGTGAACCTGAGTCTCCTGCTCGAGTGGAGATTGAGTGTGTACCAGAGGGAGTAATGTATCCTGTCCTCCAGGTCTGATCTTGGCGTGAGTAAAGATAAGCTACGCGGACTCCACTAAACTTGTAGGGAATCAAACCATTCTGCACAGCTGGAATGAGGTATGTGTCACCCCACTCAACAGACTGAGGCTGGTTTTGACGCATTGCTGCGGCAGCGCTTGAAGCATTCATAGATGCGTAGCTATGGCGACAAAAGACTGTACCACGTGTCGACTCTGTGACGATGAATCCCTCCATCTGTTTAATGTGCTCTACAACTGAGGACGCCCAATGTGGTGGTTGCACAATAGGGCTGTTGCGTGTCTTAGACTCAGTGTGAACAGAGAGGGGCTTTCCACGGAAGTACCACATACTGCGGAGCATGAACCATAGCTTCGACGCAATAAGAGAGAAGAGTTTCTCACCTTTGGAAAGCGTGACAAGGTCACATGGGGTGTATGTGAGTGAGGTTGAGTACTTGTAAGCACCAGCCACCGCGAGAAGGAATTTGTACTGCATCTTCTCGATCTTACCCGCTAAATACAGTTTGTTTAAGACTGTAGCACCATCGTATTTGCCCCCAAGAGTATGGGATTCTATGTACTTACGATGCAGAGCGGCGACTTCACTCGTAGTGTATGTCTCGGTTTTATGCCATGGCTTTATAGTCGTCCAACAGTAGAACTGATAGAAGAACAACAGACCAAGAGCGACCGTGAGTGCATAACCAACAGTGGTTTGCGTACCAAGTATGTAATGCAGATAGATTGTTACAACGCCAAGCCTGCGGATGAAGGCTGCGTTATCCATGCCCTGGATGGACCATATAGCAACATATAGTCCGTAACCGCAGAGTATAAAATCATACAGTGTAGCCAGGGGTAACAATGCAGGGAAGTAAATACTGCAAATTGGTAGGGGGTTCATGTAAACAAGCACAGCGGTAGGGAATGGCAGCAATGAGTGAACAAGGGCCAAAGAGAGTACAGCAATAGACGCTGTGACGATAACTAAGTTGAGGTTGAACTCAAGCAGCTGTTGGAGCATCTCAAAAGTGTGCTCAACATACAGTCTGCAGAGTGCGGTTAAAACGTGGTAGACGTCCTCGTACAAAGCTCCGTACACAATGTCTTGTGACTTCTCTCCATACCTAACTGTGATCATGTCCTGTGTGAATTTTATGGCTACCTTAGCCAGACTGAACCCTGGGTGAATGTAATTCACACATGTCTCAACTCCGAAAGCATCCTGCGCACAAATGTTTGCACGAGGGTATGGGAGGAGATTAAAGGCTCTCACTGATGTCTTGTAATAGTAAGCATCGACGACTACGCTGGTAGAATCCGAAGAAAGAACAGCGTTATCTATGACACTAATGCCTGTGGTCGGTTTACTAGAAGAGATATAAGTGGAGTACCCTGGGAGAGGAAGGTAAGTGTGCTTTCTTCCGTACATTTTGCCGGCTCTAATAACTTGATCAGAACCAGGACCCCATACATATCTGTCACGCTGACAGAAACTCTCATCTACACCCTCAAACGTGTAAAGGTATCTGCAATGAAGAGTTGGTTGGAGTTCTTGTCCAGTGTGCACATAGGTATGTGGTATATACCTAAGCGTGTTGTGCAACTTCTGGGAATGTACAATGCCGTCTTTAATACCATAGAGCGCTAGGTAAGCACTCTGGAAATGGTGGACATCCTTGTTACAGGAGACTGGCAGGTGAAGGAAGTTACGGACGTAAGCACTATCCAGGAATGAGTGGCCGCAAGTAGCTTGCATGACTCCACTGTCCATGGCATTACCTATAGCCGAGGGTATGTCGTAGATGGGGGAACCTACGGTTGTGTATCCGTCATAAGTCATATGGGCTGATCTCGGTCTCGACGACAAGCGGAGTTCCAAGAGTTGGCACAAGCCCGGCTGATAAACAGACTTATGTACTTGTTTGAGATGTGTTGGAGGAGGAATTTCTCGACTCTCAACGTATCTATGCAGACACTCGTCTTCAAGCGTGACCCTTTGCAGGGGCCAAAAATCGAGGTAAGCAAAGATTGGATGGTAGTTGTGGCCTGTGCTAGGGGCAATCAACTTGTAATCCATAGTGTGGTTTGGCAACATCACACTGACATCCCAAAGGTAGGCAGAGTCAAACTCAATGCCTCGAGGTCTATAATTCAAGAAAGCCAGTGAACACGTGAGCTGAATAGCACCACGCTTGTACAGTTTAACTGGCAGACCTTCGTAGGAACAGACGTGCTCATGGTGGTATTTGACCTCACCATCGTAGACAGCTGTGAAAGCATCTTGAGCACCGTTCATGAACTGGTTGTAACCATTAGAGTGGGAGAGATATGTCATCGTTGTGTTAAGACTAGACATCTGCTTGAAATCAATCTCCTCACATGGTTCTTCGGTGTTGATATAAATCTGATCCGGTTTGACGACGCAATATGGGTTCTTGAACCTCACACATGTGTTATGCGCGTTAGCAACAGCATGGGCAGTAGAGATGCCATCAGGGGTGTTGCAGTAACCAGTTTTTGAGACGAGCCTCGGGAGTGATGCGACAGGCATGTAGTCGACACATGGGCACGGAGCTTCTGTGAACAGAGGATGGATGTGCTTCAGTCCTGCTATGTTGTGTTTAGCAAAG